AACCTATCTTATAACTTAGGTAATTGTGTTAAATACATAACCAGAAGTAAAGGAGAGAAAAAAGATAGAGTGACTGACTTATTAAAAGCCAAACACTATATNGATCTTGAATTACAAATGGTTTATGGAACAGATGCTAAAGGCAATAACATAGGAGATTATTCTGTAGAAGTTTCTCTNTAACCATGAGGTAACTATGAACTTATATGAGTTTGATGATCGAATCTTAAAAGAAAGAAACGGAAGAAAACCAATATATGTAAACAAACATCTTGCTAAAAGCTTTAAGGAGTTTTGTGAAGAAGAGAATAAGCCACCGCATAAGGTAGCTGAATACCTAATATCTTTAGGTATGAACTCTGTTAAACATTACAAAGAACCTAAAGTGTCTTTTGACATTGAAGCTCTTTAAATAGATTTTTGACGTTTGTTAGCGAGTCAGTCGCTTGCATCTCTTTGTCTGTGATAGTTTTCTGTTTGCTGCCGTCTGGAAAAGTAAACATAACTTTCTGCGGATCTAATGCAACCATAGCATAAACATCTATTGCCTCTTTTTCATAATGTCTTTTTTTGGTAAACGAACCACGTCTGAAGTCATATTCCCATGACACTCTATGGTTTCTTATTTTAGATTGTGTTTTAACCTGGCACTTATAAAGCGTGTGGTCAACGTCAAAGATAATATCTGCCTCTGCGCTATGTGGAACGATAACCACAGTATCAGCATATAAAGAAAGTAGCGAGGCTACTAAGTATTCTCCAGAGCGGCCAATTCTTTCCGATTGGCGTGGCATGAGGTTATTCTGGTATTGCTAACAATGATTGTTCTTTATATTGATTTTCTATTAAGCTTTGCGCTTGTGGTCCTGTAAGACCAATGCTTGTTAAAACAGCTACCTTTGCATCTATTGGCACACCACTTTTTGTTGCCCAGTTTTTAAAAGAAGCCTTCGTTGCTGGATTTGTTATAGCAGTTGCAAATATTTTTGGTGTTAAATATGCACCAGCCGCAACGCTAAGTCCTGTTGAAACATCCCCAGTTGCTAATCCACCAACCGTACCAAAACCTAATGCTGTAAAAAATTCTCTTTGTGCGTTACCAAAAGCTGTATTAGAAAAATTAACTGATTTTCCAGCTTGTTTAAAACCTCTTGATAAATTTTCTATGTCATCAACCTTTGTTCCTAACGCTTGTATGGATATAGGTAATTCACCTGTTCCTTTTTTTAATTTTTCAATGTTAGTTACTGTTTTTCCTGCTGTAAATGCACCATCAACGTCCCTAGTAATATCATAAAGTTGTTTTTCACCAAGTAATTTTAATTGGTTTTCATTTGCTAGGCTTTTATTAAACACGTTACCTAAAAACTCATTAGCTTGTGATGGTTGTGTTTTTAAATTACTTTCTAGTTTATTATAAATTTTTTCTGACGGTAAATAATCTTTACCAGCCTGTGTAGTTATTGGTCTTATTTGTTTATTAATAACATCACTACCTTTTTTATAGTAATCATTTGCTAGTCTTGCTGTTACTGCTACATCGCCACCAAGAGATTCTGCCGCTTGGAACATATCGTCAGATAGGGCTGCATATAATTTTTTTAAATCATCTAAGTCAGGAGATGTACCAACAACGAAACTTCCTTTTAATTGTCTGCCTATTGTAGATCTTAAATTAGCTAAATCTCTGTATGTAAGCTTTGGCTCTCCTTGAAAGTATACTGACAATCTATCACTTAAATTTTTACCTAATAATTCAGTCAAGCCTTTGTTAGAAAATCTATATTGATTTGCTTTTAATACTTTTTGTGTATTGTTTAAATCAAAAACTTTTCTTCTGGGTATTTTTTTATTTAATGTATTATATAAAAAGTCTGATCTTGTTAAAAAATCCTCTTCAAATTTTAGTGCAGCATCTAATATCAAATCTCCAGCAGCCTGTTGTGATAAGTTTGAACCAGTAGATGTTAAATCCTTGATAGCGGTATCTAATTGATTTAGTGCATCATTGTATGACTGAACAATTTTAGACCCACCTACTGTTGTAGCTAGTGCATTTTCTGTTCTAGCAACTTTAGGACCTGTAGTTACACCTAATGGTAAATCTTTCATACCTAAGTTTTCAGCAGATTTATAAATAGATTTAGCAACTGGGTCATTAAATACTTTATTTGCACCCTGTCTGAATACATCAAGACCTTTTTGCATTGGAAATGGTGTCAAGCCTTCTATTGTTCCTTGTAAGGCCACATCACCAGCATATTCTGATAATGTTCTAGTATCTTCAGCACCTTCGCCAAAAAAGTAACGCAATGCATTATCATATATTTCACCACCTACTACAGATCCACCAGCACCGCCTACCGCAACACCAACAGGAACACCCACTACAGTTGGTGAGGTTGTTAAAGCTCCAGCAGCTGCACCTAAACCACCGCCTATTAATTCAGCACCAATTCTTCCGTATTCAAAAACGTCACCTAAATCAAAACCTCCTGGATTAAATAAAGTTGGTTGTTTAGTTTTTGGGTTTGTAAAAACATAATTATTTGCACCAAAAGGTATAGCATCTGGATAATACTTTTTTATTAATTTTAGTTTATCTTCTGGTTTTTTATATGCAGAAACAGTTGCTCTTATTTTTTTTGGCGCGCCTGTTTTATTGTCTAAATTATCAAAAGACAAGCTACCACTAGGTAGAGGTGGTGTTGTTGTTGCACCTTTTGGTAAAGCTGGAATAGCCATTTTTATTGCTGTACCGCCTCACCAGTATCAGCATAAACCCAACCATCGCCTGTTGCATTTACTTTTATTTCTCTACCGTTAGGCATATAGTATTTTTTTCTTGTTTGCGTAATTGTTCCTTCAGGTTCTTTCATACCTAGCTCTTTGTATATCGGTGTTTTTCTATCGCGAATAGACTGTAGTAAGTTGTTTAATTGTTTTTTTACACCCTCAGTACCGCCTTTGATAAAAAACTGTTTCAAACTTAAAGGATCGCCGAGCATACTTTGTAATAAATCTAAGTCAGGTCCAGCAAGAACACCCAACTCTTCTAGATTTTTTAGTTCTAGCAAAACTGCTGTGTACTGACTTTCTATATCAGCCCTATCTTCACCAACAGTTAGCGGTCCTGGTTGCATTTCATCTAGTTTTGCTTGAAAGGCTAATATTTTTCTTTCTGAATTATTTACTGTGTCAATTTGTGTTTGTAAGATTTTTCTTCTTTCTGGTGATACCTTAACAATTTCTTCTTGTTTTGGTTCTGTAACAACTGGTTTTTCATCTACCGCAGCAACACCAGCTGGAGGCAAATAATCTTCTTTAGAAATCATGCCTGGTATTTTTCTAGTTACTTGTTGTCCAACTTCATTGATATATGTTTCTGTCTTAGGTTGCGATAAATAATCATACGCAGTTTTATACATAGGAGACTGTCTTACAGATTCGTCTTGTTGTCCTTGCAAAAGTACATTGTAAAATTGATTAGCAACGCCTTGTCCTTTAAATAATTCACTATCCTGTTTTCCTAACAAACGAGTATCTATGCCAAGCTCTTGTAACTTAATCATGTCAGCATATTGTGGATTTTCTAATACAAATTGTCGCCTAGCTCTTTTTTGCTCTGCTTGTCGCATTTGTTCTTCAGCCAAAGCTAATCTTTGTGGATCACCAGATAATATAGCAGCAGACCTGCCTAAACTTCTTTGTAGGTTTTCTATACCCGCCTGCCTACGCATCCTTGCTTCCTCTGGTGATACTTGTTGCATAGGATTAAAACCACCTATTTCTGTTAAGCCTCTACCCACTCTTTGATTTAATGCTTTTAATAAATTTTGTATCGCCATATTACATTCCGAAAGGTGTTTGTTGTTGTGATGGTGAGAATAAATTACTAAACATTGGTTGTATTGTATTAAAAAGACCTAAACCAGCTTGGAACTTTTCTAAACCGCTTGGTCTATATCCACCAGTTTGTGTAATTGTTGGTTGCACACCACTTACACCAGTTGCTAATAAACCTAGTTGTTGACCTGGATAAGCTAATGCTCTTGCAAACTCGCCTCTTTGTGCATCTATAGCTCTTTGCTGTAATGCTTGCTGTTGCTGTCCAATACCACTTAGTAAGCCAAGTCCTCTTAATTGTTGTCCTTGTAAACCACCTAATAAACCTGCTCTCTGCGCACGCGCCTGCATCTCTAATTGTGGCTGTGTTAATGCAGCTCTGCCAGCAATATCTAAACCAGCTAACTGTCTTTGTTGCTGTAGCTGTGCTTGTTGCATACGTCTTTG